GCTGGGTCTGGTCCTGTTGAAGGTCCGGGTTCAGGAGTATCCGATTCGATACCTGCAAGGTTATCGGATGGGGAATTTGTCTTTACTGCTAAAGCGACAGAAGAAATCGGAGGTGACACTTTAATGTCAATGATGAAAGAAGCTGAAGCCCAAGCAGATGAAAGACAACAAGTAGCTACAGGCGGAATGCTTGATAGTGGAGAAGAGGAAATTGATGCTAATACTCAGCGTAAAACGGTGGTACTCGACAGGGGCTTTGTTCCTGAAGAGGATGACTTAGTAAGCGATGAAATTAAAAAGCGTATGATGGACCCAGCTACACAATCAAGATATGTTCGTAGCTAAATAGCGATAGAGCTACCCTATTAGCGTAGGCACTCTATCAAATAAAAAACCGAAAGGCGACCTTTACAAGACAAGCCCTGCTAGTGCACATTGCAGCTACCTTGTTAAACGAAGCCCTGATTAGGAGAAAAGAAAATGACTAATGAAGTCCAAAAAGAGGAAACGCCAAATCCTTATAACCAAAAAAAAGATTGGCACGTGAAAGATGAACAACCTTTTGTATCAGCAAATAGTATGTTTTTTGAAGAGCCACAAAATAAGCTTTTCAATAGTGATGACATAACTGAGGTAGAAGCCGAAGGAAGTGTTAAAACTGAAGAATTAGAGTCTAAAAAGGATACACCTTATAAAAGACCTAATTATAAAAAACGCTATGATGATTTAAAGAAACATTACGATTCTAAATTGAATGAGTTTAAATCTAGGGAACAAGAGCTTATAGAAGAAGCTACTAAAAATAGAACTGAATATACAGCTCCTAAATCCGAAGAAGAACTTGAACAATTTAAAGAACAATATCCTGATGTTTATGAAGTTGTAGAAACTGTTGCACATATGCAATCGGAGTCTAAAGCAAAAGTTCTAGAAGAACGCCTTAGTAAACTCCAAGAACGTGAACAAGAGTTAATACAAGCTGACGCAGAAAAAAGGTTAGTGGACAAACATCCTGATTTTGAAGATATTAGAAACAGCGATGATTTCCATGATTGGGCAAAAGAGCAGCCAAAGTCTATTCAAGATTGGATATACTCAAATGCTGACGATGCTGATTTAGCTTCTCGTGCTCTAGATTTATTTAAGCGTGATATTGGTATGGATGTTTCTTCCAAGGCAAAGTCAAATTCTAAACCGACCAGAAAAACTGCTGCAGATATGGTTTCAACTAAAACAACAACAGTTGAACCAAAGCAGGAGAAAGTATGGTCAGAAAGGGAGATTGCTGCATTGAGTATGGCAGAATTTGATAAGTATGAAAAAGACATATCAGATGCCATGCAAGAAGGCAGAATCACAAAATAAACTATAACTTAAAGGAGAAAATATCATGGCTCAATTTTTTGAACCGAGTACTGATACTAATGCTAACTTTGCAAACTCCGTAGCAGGACAAACTAATAGTTTCTTTTTACCTTCGGTTTACTCTAAAAAGGTTTTAAACTTCTTTAGAAAAGCCTCGGTAGTGGAAGCTATTACAAACACCGACTATGCCGGTGAAATATCCTCTTTCGGAGACTCAGTAAAGATTATCAAAGAACCAGTTATTTCTGTGTCTGATTACACAAGAAATAGCGATACTACAGAAACTAGACTAACAGACCAAGAAATTTCTTTGGTTGTTGATAGTGCTAAAGCTTTCAAATTCATCGTAGATGATATTGAAACTAACATGTCACATGTCAACTTTAAAGAGATTGCTTCTAGCTCTGCTGCATATGCATTGAAAGATTCATATGACGCTGCAGTTATTGCTGTTATGTTCGCAGGTCTATCTACTTCATCACCTGACCACACGTTAGGTACTGATAGTGCGACTGATTTAGGAGCAGGAGTCTTTGACGGCTCTGGTGCTGCTGACTTAGGACAGTCTGGTGAAACTGACCCTCTAGACCTTATGGCTAGAATGTCAAGACTATTAGACGAACAAAATGTACCTGAAGAAGGTAGATGGTTCGTTGCAAGTCCTGACTTCTACGAAGTTCTAGGACAATCATCTTCTAAATTACTATCTGTCGACTATAATGGTGGACAAGGTTCTCTTAGAAATGGTTTAGTGGCTAGTGGAAAACTACGTGGTTTTGATATGTACAAGTCAAACAACATTGCTGCAACATCTAATGCTGCTGGTAAATGTTTGGCAGGACATATTAGTTCTACTGCAACTGCTAATACAATTCTTTCAACAGAAGTGTTGAGAGACCCAACATCGTTTGGTGACATTGTTAGAGGTCTTCACGTCTATGGTGCGAAAGTACTTAGAAGCGAAGCTCTAGTAGGTGCATTCTACGGTATCGATTAATACCAATTTGGAGGGGTCTTAACGGACTCCTCCATTTTTTAAGTTAAGGAGAAACATGAAAATAAAACCTAAAATAACAAATCCTTATATGGGAATTACGATAGACCCAGTAAAGCCTAAAGGTGGAAAAGGTCCTTATGGACAAAAACAACCTAAAGTGTCATTTAAAAAAGGACCAGTAAATAAGATTGATAAGAAACCCACTAAAAATAGAATGATGTATAATGGCGGTGGTATGATAAAAGCTAAACCTTGTTAAGGAGAAAATATGTGGGATTACAACAAATGGTTACAAAACGATTTTAATACTAGAACAGTAGGTAAGTGGTTTAAAGAAGAACCAAAGAAGAAAAAAGAAACTAAAGAAGATAAATAATGGCAACAACATATTTAGATATAACTAATGAAGTCTTAAGAGAACTTAATGAGATTCCTCTTACTTCTGCAAACTTCGCAAGTGCTGTAGGCTTACAACAATTTGTTAAAGATGCAGTCAATAAGTCTATATTTGATATTGCAAATGCTGAACCTCAGTTACCGTTTCTTGCGGTAGGAGAGAGTGGAGCAACTGACCCTTTTTATGGTAATGTAACAGTAGCTACGGTAGAAGGTACAAGGTGGTACGAATTAAAAGCCAGTAGCTCTAATGTTGCGAATGATTACGCTTCTATTGATTGGGATGATTTTTATGTTACCACAATCAATGTAAGTGGAGAATCAGCACCTTATGTTTCTAAAGGTTTAAAGTTTATGACTTTAGCTGATTGGAAAAGATATTACAGAGATAGCGAAAATGAAGACGATGCTAACTCACAGAATTATGGAGAACCACAGTTTATAATTAAATCTCCAGATAATCGTAAGTTTGGATTAAGTCCAATACCCGATAAAGTTTATAACATACATTTTTATGCATTTGATAGACCAACGAAATTAGATGCTTACGGAGATACAGTAGTATTTCCAGAACAATATGTCAACGTAATAACTGCAAGAGTAAGATATTATGTATGGCAATTTAAAGAAAGTCCTCAACAAGCAGCTTTTGCTTTAGATGACTATAAAAAAGAATTAAAACAAATGACATCAAACTTAATGAATCCGCAGCCTAAATATATGACAGACGATAGGAGATACTTCTAGATGGCAGGTTCTCAACCATATACCGTTGCTTGTTCTGGTGGTTTAGTAAAATCTTCAAACTCAATAGACTTATTGAAGACTCCCGGCTCTGCTAGAGATTTAAAAAACTTTGAAGTCTCTATAGAAGGTGGATACAGAAGAATTAATGGTTACACTAAATATAAAGTAGGAAGTGTAACGCCTACAAAACCTACAGGAACTACGACTAATGTTTTAGGAGTGTTTCCATACGGAGATGGGGTAATAGCTTGTGCAGGAACAGCTATATATTTTAGTGTTGATGGAGCTACTTGGATAAATATAGGAAGAAGTTCAGTATCTGGTAGTGGAGATAACTACTCAACCTTTACAGGTAGAAGTACTCTAACTAGAACAGGACAAGGACAATGTAGTTTTTCCATATTTGAAGGAGCTACATATGATTATGGTAGGGTTATTATATCAGATGGAGCTAATAAACCTTACAGTTTTAGAATGGAAGGTACTGGAGCACTTGCAGATAGAACATTTTATGCAGAAGAAATTACAGTTACAAGTACAAAACATGTTAAATATATAACAGTACATGACCACCATTTAATAGCTGCAGGAGTAGAAGATAATTTAGATAGTGTTTATTATAGCGTATATAACGACCCTGATGATTTTAGTGGTTCTGGTTCAGGTGCAATAACTATATCAGACCAGATAGTAGGTATTAAAAGTTTCCGTGATGAATTATTTATATTTTGTAAGAACAGTATACATAAACTTATAAATATAAATAATAGCTCAACGATAGCTGTAGTACCTGTAGCTGAGAACGTAGGTTGTTTAAGTGGTTACAGTATTCAAGAAATAGGTGGTGACTTAATATTCTTAGCACCAGATGGATTAAGAACAGTAGCCGGTACAGCAAGAATTGGTGACGTTGAATTAGGAACTGTTAGTAAAGCTATCCAACCTTTAGTAACAGACATAGCAACATCTATTGATACTTTTATAATTAACAGTTTAGTTATAAGAGAAAAATCACAGTATAGATTGTTCTATACAAATACAAGTTTTTCAAATAATGTTCAACGTGGAATTGTAGGAACATTAAGACCAGACGGATTTCAATGGTCAGAAACAAGAGGAATAGAAGTAACAGCCTGTAACTCAGGATTTGATAACGATACAATAGAAAGATATTATCACGGAGATACAGACGGATATGTACACACACATGACTCAGGGTATAACTTTGACGGTGGTACAATCCTAGCAAGATACGAAACACCTGATTACGATTATGGTGATTTAGGAACTTTAAAAACTTTACATTACTTAAAAGTATCTTGTGGTACAGAAGGACAAGTAGAGCCTGATGTACAAGTTAGATTTAATTATGGTGATACGAATACAGCACAGCCTCCTACATTATTTGATTTAG